AAACATTGGCATTCTTATGCCAGCAAAATGGTAGGTGAGCTATTTATGTGCCACAGGTAGAGAAATATGGGGCGCCGCGTCTGGCATCAGGTGGTGACTTTGAATGTGGGGTTCATGGAGCGTTTACGATCTACCTCTGATCAATTTCTATCTTCTGAATTGGGTTGGGATTTTTTTTGACACCTCAGCTGCGGATCACTCGAAACGAGGCTATCTCCGTTTCCCTACAGGCACCACGTAATTCGCATTCTTAGGCAGAGTGTCGATGGCAATCGGCCAGATGCGGTCATTCAGTAATGTCGATGAAATCACGGCTGATTTACTTCTTACGATCATTTTCTTTAGCCAACATATGCATTGTCCAGCTATTAATCCGATCTTTGTTGCGATCAGAAGGGTTATCTTTATGTGAATCGTAAGTTTTGTTGAGTGATTGACGCGAGGGATGTGAACTTTTGAGGATCACACCAGAAAAACTAGAACTATCCACGGCCAAATGTGCCATTTCACCCAGAGCGACGACAACCTCTGAATCTTTAAGTGCCCCATTTATTCGCTCAAGATTCTTTAGGTTGCAAACCTCATTTTTTGTTCCTTCGGTTCTCCCAGTTTTGCCCTTATAATGCACATCCTCTACGGCATTCAGTATGGTGTAATCATCCAATTGGTTAGTCGGAAATTTAGAAGGGCATTTTTCATGCAAGATACTTATGGCACTTTGTAATGTTTTTCCCGTCTGACCAGCAGCAGGTCGATTGGCTATTTCCTCACACTGCCCCGGTGCAGACAAAATAATCGTCGTTTTAATGTCTTCACGATCACCTTTTCTAAATGCAGATGTCGTTTCACTATTTCTTTTCTGCCTTGAGCTTTGACCAGAAGGTTTATTTTGACTCATGGCTCCTACCTTTGATGAAAGCTGTTCTTTTTGAATTACTGACGCAGGCACGATATTTTTTTTCATACTCCGACGTTCTTCGTATTCCGCTTGCTTTTCGGCGCGAAGACGCTGACGTTCTTCGTATTCCGCTTGCTTAACGGCGCGAAGGCGCTGACGCTCTTCGTATTCCACTTGTTTAACGGCGCGAAGGCGCTGACGTTCTTCGTATTCCGCTTGTTTAACGGCGCGAAGGCGCTGACGTTCTTCGTATTCCGCTTGCTTTTCGGCGCGAAGGCGATCGCGATCTCCGTAAAAGATGTCGTGAAGGCCCCAGATAATCCCCCTAATTTTTCCTAACTCCTTGGACATTCATGCTTTAAATTTATGCTTGGGCTATTAAAGACTGTATCCCCGAAAACAATCAAACTATTTGACAGCAGAATGAATCACCACCGACCTATCTGGCTTATCGGAGCACCTTATTTTGCCCGATGTCGCTTATCGGGATTTGGCTGCAAAGGGTCGAATGCGACCCTAAGTGATGAGCTGCCAGAATCCACTACCAAAATGTACTCATCACGTAAAACGCGACATTTAATTATGACGTCGACACGGGGTTGAGCGGGGATTCTGACCACTGAATCCAAGGATCCAGCCTCAGGAACTCCCCGCAGCCCTCCGCCATTCCCCCATAAATTGGCCCAAGGATTGGCCCAGCACTCTTTGGCGTTCTGCCACCTGAAATCCTCAAATCAAAGTCGCCTCGTCGCAATACCCTCGCGAAAATCCGAAGCCTCGATTACTGTATATTCAAACAGTGCAAAAAAGGCCCAACCGTGGTCCCCTACGAAATTGAAGTCACCAGTGACTGGCTCGGCTGTCCGACCAGGCTGGAAACCGTCAAGCATTACGCAAGCATGCTCGAGGAAGATATCCAAGGCCTGAAGCGTCAGCTGCAGGCGGCCAAAAAAAATATCTCCGACTTGGTGATCATGAATGACCAACTTTCTGCAGAGCTGAAAAAGGCTCGCGCTTGGATGGCTAATCTTGAAGCGGAAACCACCGAGCAGTTGGCTGAGATTCGCAGCCTGTCGATGGTCCGCGACCAAAACGAAAGGCTGCGCATCGAACTGGACGCGGCCAAGCGTCAGTAGCTCAACGACTTACCTCTCTGACAAAAGCCTGGCACGCCGCCAGCGCGATCAGTCCTTGGTCGCCGGCGTCGGTGATTCCGATAATTCGTTGAGCATGAGCTGGGTCAAGGCAGGCGCGCGCTCCTCCATGAACCACGCCGCCTGTTCCGGTACCGGCTGACACTGAACAGCCACTGGCTGAATCCGCAGCATCGAGGAAGACTGACAGCCGCAAATCAGCAGTGGCAAGGCGATCGCGCAGGCGAGCCTGATTGGTTTGAGCATCGCTCAGTTCCTTGTAGTGGGTTTGTTCGCTGGCTGACAGCCGCTGCTCGAGCGCCAGCCGTTTCTCCTGATCGGTGCGCACCTGGTCAGCGGCGGCGTTGCTGATAGCGGTCAGATCAGCCTGATGCAGGCCGTTCTGCTCGGCGAGCTGCTTGCTGTAGCGCCAGTCCTGCACCTTCCATGTCCCGCCCACCGCCAGAAGCAACAGCGCCAGCACGCCAGCCACCGCCAGATCCAACGCCGCGGGACTCATGCCAGCACCGCCGTCGCCTTGCCCCACAGCTTCAGGCGATCCGCCTTCCCGTTGAGCCCGCCATTGATCCGGCGGGTGATGGCTTCGAACTTGTCGGCATCGGCCAGGGTGTTGAGCCCATTGGTTGCCCAGAACCATGCCGCTGAAAGGCAAGCGTACTTCGGCTGCTCCAGCAGTTCGGGTAGGTTGATCAGGTCCAAGTCCAAGGCTTCGCCGCACGATATGTAGTTCGCTCGTCCGGTGATCTGAATCAGGCCCCGACCGCGGTATTTGAAGCCGTCACCCGCAACGGTGTTGCCCAGGTTCTTGCGCCCCTCGTACTTTGCTTGCTGGGCAGTTGGCCCCCACATTTCACGGACGTAGACCAGTTGGCCAGATTCATGGCCGATCTGGGCAATGAATGCAGCCACGCGCTTGGAGCCAACGATCTGATAGCGCTGCATTGCCGTGTTGAGTACTGGAACAAAAACGCCGGCTTTGGCGCCGGCGTTCGGGAGGATCTGCAGCAGTTGCTGCGCGGTGATCGGCATACTTTTCTCCAGGCGAAAAAATACCGCACTTGGCGGGATCATTAGATAAACTGCGCCATTCACGCATGCTGGCGGTTATGAAGTCAGATTGGCAGTAGTAGTAGTGGGGGTGGTGATTAGTCGGGCTGTCATTTTTCCCCGGCAAACTCCGACTCCATGCCAAGCAGGAAAAACTAACAACGAGTGTCGATAAATATTTTTCAGAGGTGTAGCAATGGGGTTCTATCGACTAATTCTCGCCGTGCTTGTCGCGCTCGGTCACATGGGAATCATGTTTTTTGGTGTTGATCTTGGATATGGCGTTGTTGCGGTAATATCTTTCCTCATCATCAGCGGTTTTGTCATGACGGCCCTGATCGATAAGAACTACGGGAAAATAAGTAGAATCCCGGCATTCTTCGCTGATAGGGCAATGCGTCTGTACCCTCAATTCATCTTCTATCTTGCGCTGTCGTCAGTACTTATTTATACAGCGCTTGCCGACAGCCCAGTTCACGAAGCAATAACTGCAGTTAACTTATTGGCAACGGTTGCAATGGTTCCGCTCGGACTATATATGTTCGGACTTTCCGATCCAAATATTATCCCGCAGGCGTGGTCTCTCGGTCTTGAGATGTGTTTCTATCTTGTCATCCCATTCATCTTGATATACCGGGCAAGGCTAGTATTGTTTTATGGATCAATTCTAGTTTTTACCCTTGCATTTTTTGGACATATCCACTCCGACTGGTATGGCTACAGGCTCCTTCCGGGAGTTTTATTCATATTCCTCTGTGGCAGCTTCATAAAAAGAGGAAGCGCCTTTGAGAGACTTTCCGTGCTTGTGGCATGGTGCGTAGCTCTGGCAGGTTGCATTCTTATTGCTAAGGGTTACGCAACGTGGCGGCCCTACAACCTTCAAGTCACGGCCGGCATTGTAATCGGTATACCAATGATTATGCTTTTGTCCAGAATTCCATATCACAGGGTAGACGAGTTCCTAGGAAATATAAGCTACGGTGTTTTTCTCAATCATTTCCTAATCATCTATGCTGGGAAGGCTCTTGGCGTAAGTAAGATAAGCGCAGAGTTGGCAGTTCTATATGTGGCGAGTGCTTTTGTTCTCAGTGGTATTTCTTATTATCTGGCCGAGCGCCCAGTGCTCGTACTGAGGAAAAAGCTTAGAGCAAAGTCAGCTCCATCCGTATCGACGCCGACATTAGAGAGCTCTGGACTTTAAGATGACTTTCCGCTTGGAGGGACGAAATACTTCATAACCGCCAGACACAAAAGCCGCCTGTAGCGCGGCTGCGGTGATTATTTTGGAGTTCCAGTAGCTGCTTGGGTCTGCCAATAAAGGGTCTGCGCGGTGATGAGCGTTCATTGATCTCCAGACGAAGAAAACATCGAACGGGTCGGGGTCGTGGTGTAGTGCTTGGCGCCGCCTATCCTGACGCCGGCCCAGAACAGCCAGGCCCGCCAGCGAGCGAGCGAGCGAGCGACGTTCTTTGTTGGTCGACCACTACAAAAGTAGCTTATCTAACTAACAGAATTCAGCTGGAACATCGCTCCAACTCCCAGCACCTCATGCACGCAGGACCCATGCAAGACCCTTTGTTTTGGCCGTAATCATTGGCGCTCGCTGCAACCGAATGCCCAGTAGTGCTTATAAGCGCGTGAGAAAGTCACGCAAAAGTCACGCATGCCTTTTTGGCACCCTCCCCGGCGTCCTGCCGACGAACCCAAACCCCCTACATGCAGTATTTTCGAATGCTACGCTGAAATCTCCACGGAGGATTCGCGATGCCAAACTCAGATCTACTCCCTTCCCTGCTGTTCAAGATCAATGAAAACCAGCTCGCCCTGGAGGCCGCCATCATGGAGCTTTCGAACTGGGTTGAGCAACGCGGTGCGGCCGACGTCGCCGACAACGTGCGTGGTGCACTGGACACGATCGACAAAAATGAAGAGTTCATCAAGCTGACGCTCGCGGTGATGATGGCGCCGGAGTGACTGCACAGCCATTTCCGGTCAGTCGTGACAGGTATAGGTTTAACATCCCTCCGTCTCAATGCCACATTTGTCGCATGTCATGTCGCAGATAATTGAGTACCTGCGACAGACTCACGCGACATCGAAATGCCTTTGCCATCAGGTCCCAATGAGTCGTCGCATAACTCAGGAAATATGCGAAGGAGTGGATCAACACTTACCTAAACGAGTTTTTGGGCTGGTATATTTTAAAATAATTTCCTGCTAGTTCTTGTGCGTCGGCTAGCTGTGTTTGGGATAGCTGTTTAGCAGCACGATCTCGAAACTTACTGACACTAGAGTCCCCATTGGCCGCAGCGACAGAGAACCAGACATAAGCCTGTTTATAATCCTGCGGAACGCCTTTACCGTTGGCGTAGCTAAACCCAAGGAAAGACTGGGCATCAACTATGCCCTGCTCGGCGGCCTTGCGGTACCAGATGACTGCCTGCTTATCGTCCTGCGCCACGCCTTCACCTTCAGCATAGCTATTCCCAAGGCTGGACTGGGCAAAGGCGTCGCCCTGTTCGGCGGCCTTGCGGTGCCAGGCCACCGCCTGCTTCGCATCCTTTGCTACACCTTCACCCAAGCCGTAGAGAAGCCCGAGGAAAGACTGGGCAGAGGCGTCGCCCTGTTCGGCGGCCTTGCGGTACCAGACCACCGCCTGCTTCGCACTCTTAGCTACGCCCTCACCCTTAAAATATTGCATTGCAAGATATACCTGGGCTTTGGCATAACCCTGTTCGGCGGCCTTGCGGTACCAGACCACCGCCTGCTTCGCATCCCGCGCAAGGCCTACCCCGTAGGCGTAGCAAGACCCAAGGCTGGACTGGGCAGAGGCGTCACCCTGTTCGGCGGCCTTGCGATACCAGGCCACCGCCTGCTTTGCATCTTGCACAACGCCATCGCCCTTCGAATAACGTTCTCCGAGGTTGAGCTGGGCAGAGGCATCTCCCTGCTCAGCCATTTCCTGAATCGTTATGAGATCCTCGGAGGCATACGCATAGCTGGCTGACGCTAATAAGCAAAGCGTCAGAAAGAAGGAGCGCGCATAGCGCTCGTAAAGTGGGGTTACGGTTGACTGGTTCACGTCCCTGCGCTCACTAAATTAAAAAAGAGCCCGAGGTTAATCGATAGAGGCTATTGGCGCATTAAAATAGGGCTCTGCGCTTGATTGGAACCATAGATTTACCATGAATCCCGTTATGCGCACCCCTCGCTCGCTTACCTTGGCTCGGTTTACCGACCGCTATATTGGGTCGACTGCAGCCGTTCTAGTGGATAGACGCGACATTTAATTATGACGTCGACACGGGGTTGAGCGGGGATTCTGACCACTGAATCCAAGGATCCAGCCTCAGGAATTCCCCGCAGCCCTCCGCCATTCCCCATAAATTGGCCCATAAATTGGCCCAGCCCTCTTTGGCGTTCTGCCACCTGAAATCCTCAAATCAAAGTCGCCTCGTCGCAATACCCTCGCGAAAATCCGAAGCCCCGACTACTGTATTCATAAACAGTACCAGAAAGGCGAAACAGTGGACCCCTACGAAATCGAAGACACCAGTGATTGGCTCGGCAGTCCGACCAGGCTGGAAACCGTCAAGCATTACGCCCATATGCTCGAGGAGGATATCGACGAGCTGAGGCGGCAATTGCATGTGGCGAAAGAAAACATTTTCACCCTTGTCGAAATGAACGACCAGCTGTCTGCCGAACTCCATAAAAAGCGGGCATGGATGGCGAACCTGGAAGCGGAAACCACCGAGCAGCTTTCCCAGATCCAAAGTCTGACGCTGGTCTTGGATCAAAAAGAAAAGATCATTCGCGAGCTGCAAGCGTGCAATCAGAGGGGCTGAACATGTGCGGACGACTTTCTCAATACGATGGCATTCACGACTTCGTGGCGGCACTCAGCATGCCCAACCCTCTGGTAAACAGCGCTGGCGATCATCCGTTCGAGCGGTATAACGCCGCCCCGACAACCCAGCTCGCCATCTTTCACCAGGAAGGTGAATACCTGCACGCTGACATGGTTCGCTGGGGATGGCGCCCGCATTGGGCCAAGGATCGCGCAGCACCGATCAATGCCAGGGTGGAAAAAGTCGCCCACGGCCCGTTCTTCCGTGCCATCTGGCCGCACCGGGCAATCATCGCGATCAACAACTGGTTTGAATGGGTGGATGAAGGCGGACCGAAAAAGCAGCCGTACCTGATCCGCAGCCGAGACCGGGCGCCGATATTGTGCGCTGCGATCGGCCAATACCCGAACGCCGAGCATGAGCCGAGTGAGCATGACGGCTTCGTCATCATCACCGCCGACAGCGCCGGTGGCATGGTGGACATACACGACCGACGGCCAGTGACGCTATCGCCTGAACTGGCTCGAGAATGGCTCGACCCGGCCACGCCAAAGGAGCGCGCCGAACATATGGTGATGCACCAGGGCGAGCCAACTGAGGCGTTCGAGTGGTTCAAGGTGGATCGCGCGATTGGCAACGTGCGCAATCAGGGTCCCGACCTGATAAAGCCGGCCGAGGAAAGCGGCTTGTTCTAAGTTGCGGCCAGCGATCTCAGCTGCTCTTCAGTCGCGGAATCGAAGATGACATAGAGCCGGTCAATGGTCGCTGCACTTAATGCGTGAGCCGACTCCAATCCAAGAACAAACCCCTCCGCGCGAGCGCCCGCTTTCGCTGCAACAATCAGCGAGTCCGCCCAGGCGATCTGAGCAAGAAGTTGGTCGGCTTCGCGCTCAATCTTTGGACTCAGCTCCACACCATCCATTTGAGTAATCGGCAGGATAGCGGCATACGTCCATCATGGAACATCCTTGAAGAAGACGTGGTGGCTGAGCGTCAGGCGCCGTGGTACAGCCATAATAGTCTGCTCTTGCATCCTCCGGCTTCCCTCGACCGAACAGCAGCTCCTTCCAGTGCGACGCTGACCTCTCACGGTGGATTCGCGATGCTCAACTCAGAACTGCTCCCTTCCCTGCTGTTTAAGATCAATGAAAACAAGCTCGCCCTGGAGGCTGCCGTATGGAGCTCACGTGTTGGGTTGAGCAGCGCTAAGCGGCTGAGGTCGGCGGCAACACCCGTGGCGCCCTTTAAACGATCGACAAGAGCGAAGATCTCATCAAGATGACGCTTGCAGTGATGATCGCGCCTGATTGACTTTGCGGTAGGAGAGATGTCGGAGGCCTTTGTGTGGTTTAAGGTCAACGTTGCTGTGGGCAATGTGTGCAACAAGACCAGTAGCTTAATCGCGGCACTGTATGAAATAATGGCACAATGAGATCTAGCAATTATAAGTCGAGTAGGTGCAGCCTCTGCCTGCACTAAACAACAAAGGATTTTTGATGAAGATACTAATAGCCGTAGTCGCGTTTAGCTTTTTGGCTGCGAGTTTTCCGGCGCGCTCGCAGGAGACTGCTTGGATAACGATGTCTCCCAGCGTCTTCGCGCTACCTCCGGCTGAAAAAAATAGCGTCTATTTAATGGCTACATGGAGCACGCTAACCAATGACGCAATGGTCAACATTTTCAGATTCAACGAGAATTTGTGCGGCAAGTCGAAGAGCGGTGAACTGGGACTTGTTGGACCCTACAAAGTGAACGGCATTCTTGTCAAGTTTGATGGCGTGTGCATGAATGGTAGACAAGTGGACAGCCCCGCAAGCCAGAAGGGAAAAAAATTCCTTTTGGACTTAACATCTAGTGGCAAGCCAATAACCATAGAATTGGAATACAGCACCACTCTACATTTTTCCCCTTCTGCATCTGACTTTAAAGAAGTTAGGTCCAAGCTAAGAGCAGCAGAAAGCGCAATGTGACATTGTCACAAAACTATCGCGAAACTTCCCGCACATACGCCTGGCACGCCGCCAGGGCAATCAATCCTTGGTCGCCGGTGTCGGTGATGGCGACAATTCGATGAGCATGCGCTGGGTCAAGTCGGGCGCGCGCTCCTCCATGAGCCACGCCGCTAGCTTCGGCACCGGCGCGCATTGAACAGCCACTGGCTGAGCCCTCGGCAAGGAGGACTGACAGCCGCAAATCAGAAGTAGCAAGGCGATCGCGCAGGCGAGAAATATTTTTCTGTGCATCACTAAATTCCTTGAAATACGTTTCGTCTATCACTTGAAGACGGTCTTCCAAGGCTTTACGTCTGCCCTTCTCCGCCTCCTGCCTATCGATAACAGCCAAGGCTGAAACCTCTCGTTCGCGCTGATACGCCGCTGCCTGCCCGGCTAGCTCGGCACGGTAGTGGTTGGCCTGCCACTACCAGGCCATCCAAGCACTAAGAGCCATAAGGGAGCCCCCTATTGCGAGCACCATCCGAACCCTGAGCCACACAATCGAGCCGATCACGCCAACACCGACGAGGCTTTTGCCCACAACTTCAACCGGTCTGCCTGGCCATTGAGCCCGCCGTTGATCCGCCGCGTGATGGTTTCGAACTTGTCGGCATCGGCCAGGGTGTTCAGCCCATTCATTGCCCAGAACCAAGCGGGCGACAGGCAGGCGTACTTCGGCTGCTCCAGCAGTTCGGGTCGGTTGATCAGGTCCAGACCAAGGGCTTCGCCGCACGCCGCGTAGTTCGCCCGGCCGGTGATCTGAATCAGGCCACGCCGCGGTACTTCTGGCCGTCACCCGCGACGGAGTTGCCCAGGTCTTTGCGGCCTTCGTACTTGACTTGCTGGGTGGTTGGCCCCCAAATCTCACGGACATAGACCAACTGGCCAGACTCATGGCCGATCTGGGCAATGAACGCGGCCACGCGTTTGGAGCCGACAATCTGATAGCGCTGCATTGCCGTGTTGAGGACAGGAACAAAAAACGCCAGCTTTTGCGCTGGCGTTCGGAAGGATCTGCAGCTGCTGCTGCTGGGTGATGGGCATTCGTTTTCTCCAGACGATAGAAAGCCCGCACAGTGGCGGGCTGGATAGCTGAAATTTGTAGCCGATAGTCGTGGTGATTCAATACAACGGCATTGATATCATTCCCCCCACGTTCTCCATGTATTAAGGGATGCGGGAGAAAATAGTAGCCTTGACGACCACGAACCGTCAGGGCTTCGCCTTTTCCAATCCCCAGACGAAGAAAACCCCGAACGTGTCGGGGTCGGTGAAGGATCCGGTGCGCATCGCGCTCAATGAATGTTTGCCTACCTGCTCAAAAAAAGCACGGCCGTTATTAACGAACTGTTTTGATTAAAAAGTCTTGAGAGCGATCAAAGAACGTATCGCTACCCGGATTGCGAACTAAATCACCTTCTACCTTTACCTTGTTTTTATCGGCCAGGACGGCACTTAACAGACTCTTCTCGCCCTCATCCATCTTGGCGACTTCGACCAAGCCTATCGCTTGATTCTCAGAGCCATCATTTGCCTTGGTAAAAATGACCCATCCGTCCCAATTCCCGCCTACCTTGCCGTGGGTGATATGCCCTATCTCAGTAAAATGAGCATGTGCGGTGTCAGCGCTGACAGGGAAATCCGTTGGGTATCCTTCCAGAATGTAATCCGCCTCCGTAACTGGATACTTATTCGAGCGGTCCGCTATGAAAGAATATGTTCGTTTGGTCAGAGCCCCGGATTGAATATAGGCGTCAGCAATTGCAGGAGTTGTCAGAGGGAGAAGAACCGCTCCAAGGTTAAGATTTTGTATGAAGCGGTGCATATTCAAGTTATTTGGCCCTGCCTTTGAGGCGTAGGTATATATCGTCTCATCCAAGCTGTAGCCGGCATCTGCAAATGCAGCAGTAATATACTTCCCGTAAACATAAGCCATTTCCGGTGTGCCTTGGCCTAGCTGAGCCGTATCTTTGTTGAACGCCTCAACATACCCCTCGAACTCCTGCGAGATCTGCTGAACCGACTCTGGTGTAAACGGTGCGGACGGCAGCACGGCAAATGCGCTCGTTGAAAATATCAATGCGCCTATCGCGAGAAAACGGCTAAACATATAATCAATCTCCTTATTTATAAATTTCTGCTGAAATTTTTATATCGGCACGCTACGAAAACTCTTTAGGGGCGCGAAAGCATGTTAACTTACATAGCCATATCGTTTTACCCCGTCTATTCGGACGCCGACCCAGAACAACCAGGCCCGCCAGCGAGCGACACCCTCGGCGCGCAATGCCCGGTACAGCACCGCATCCGCCTCCTTGCGACTCACCTGCCCGCCGAAGTACAGCCAGTCGTGCACGGTCGCGGCGTAGTTGCCGTAACCGGATACCAGGGCGAACAGCACAAACAGGAAGGCGTTGTGCAGCACCTTCATGCTGGCGAAGTCCGTGATGAAGACAGCCGGCACAATGATCGTGCGCTCGTCCTCATCGACCAGCACCAGGTCATCGAGGAGCTTGTAGGTTCGACGGTCGGTCTGATCGGTTTTCAGCGTGGTGACGAAGCGGTTCATGAGTTTTCTCCAGACGAAAAAAAGCCCGCTCTATAGCGGGCTGATAAATAGCTGACACTGCCGTCTTGAAGGCTAGATAGGAAGCCTTCACCAAATTAATGTGTTTAGTTCATCAGCGCCGCTTGCCTGTTCCATAGCTGCCTGGTAGTGGCTTCCGAGCGGTGATGCTTCCCCAATCATTGTATTTACGCCCCTCAGAGCGAGGCGGCGGCTCTGCTTCATCATCAATATTCTTAAGCAAGACGTCATAGTTTCGCTTCAAAATATTGAAATCAGCGTCCCGGACTTCCAATTCCTTTTGTAGCTCTGAGATTTCACCCTCATTTTCCAATTTGACCCGCTCTAGGGTTTCTAGCCTCTCCCTGAGTTCCTGAGTCGCCTCCTCAGATTTTTTGAGAGCGGCATCCGCCTTTGACAATTTAGCTGAAACTCTGCGGAGTTCTTTTCTCGCAAGCCTCTCTTGCTCTTCAGCGGATTCTGTAGCGGCTATCTCGTTTCGCTCATGCTGCTTCAGCAGCTTCTTCAGCGCTGCAAACGTAAATTCGATAAAGTCCGTAGCCTCGTCATCGCCAGGAAGCAGCACTGAGGTAACGTTGGTGAATTTTACAGACGATAGAAACTGATTTTTTTTCTTTGAGAGTTTTTCATCGTTGTTAATGTCGGACCGACTTAACCGCGTGATCGTTTTCCCAATAGCTTTGCGAGACATTCAGCGCTCTTCCCTTTTGAAGTCATAGGGCCACTATATCTATTTAAAAACTGAAAGTCATACAGCGACTGTCTGCCATTTCTCTCACGTCCCCAGGACAACGCTACTGTCAGCTGTGTTATGGGAGCTGGCTTGGCCACCTTCGTTCCATCATCTCGGCGGTGATCGAGCCGTCGGCCAACGCGCCCAGCAGCTCGCCTTCCCAAGCCGCCATGGTTGTAATCTGACCCATGTACTGGCACGCATCGCTCAGCGTCTTCGGACTGTAGGTGGATGGATTGGGCAGGCCCAGGGCCGAGGCGCACCATTCAGAGCAGAATTGCGAGTCGCTGTCAGTCTGGTTTCGATTGAACAGCTGACTGCCGATCAGCGAAAACCAGCCGTAGGTGTTGCTATCGGTCGACTTGAAGTAATCCACGACGGCGCCGGCATCCGCCCAGGGCAGATTGATCACGTCCCACTTGTCCGGCTCCAGTTCGATCACCTTGGCCCTGACGCCTTTGTCCATGATCGAGCTGGAATAGCAGAGGCCGCCAACCACCAATTCGCAGTGGCTGTAAATCGACCGGCTCCACCACTGGATAAACCGGGCACCGATACGGGTGTCATTCTTTCGCAATGCGAGCTGTACGGTCATATCACGCTCCAGGCAAGGTGTAGTCGATCACCACCGCCGCCAATTCCTCAGCGGTGGTCGCCGCTCGGAGCTGGTCGTCGATGCCCTGGCGACGCCCGGTCAGATAGGCCGTGGCTTGAGCAAACGCGGTGACCTTGGCCAAGGTACGGGCCAGGTATTCGCCGCGGTCCAGGCCGCGGGCCATAGCAGCGAGATCGATCCATGGGGTGGCGGCAGCCGAATCAGCGCCCCACGCCACCGCCTCGGCGCGCTGACGCTCCCAAGTGGCAATCTCTGCGGCCGGGTAGTCGCAGGTCAGCTGGTCGATAGCGGCGCTGTACTGGGCGTTGTTGAGTTGCGTCAGGACTACTTTGCGCATTTCGACCGTCGGCGCTTCGACCACCCAGCTCTGGATGGTTCGACCGTCCTCGATCCGCACGGGACCTGCCAGTAGGCTACCGCCCTCCGGCACCTCTGGACGCTCATCGTATTCCAGCACGGTGGCCCCGTAGTCGATCAGCATTGCGTTGTTCATGTCGCTGTCAGGCGGGAACGACACTTCAGGATAAGCCGCGCGCAGTTCGTTAGAACTAATGACTTCCCGAGTGTCTGTCAGTACCAATTTCATGAAGTTATCCTATTTTAATCATTCGACAGGCACGGACTAAAAGACTGCTGACCTTGGTCGCATCGGCTCGCGCACCGGTTAAAAACTCTTTCGTGTAAGTATTCGCTGCACTTGCATTAGTCGAAGTCCAATAGGCCGCCGTAATATCGAATTCTTCAGGCCCATGCACGTTAGTTGCCGTCACGTATCGAAACGCATCTGCCGGCGTTTGCGCAGGGTCCGAGACTGTATAGGTAGTGCCCTGTGGATCAGAGTTACCGTTGAAGCCTGAAGCTGCCGCCGTGTCATTGCTGTTTGTGCGAGGCTTTAAATTGCGATAACAGAGTTCAAGTTGCTCTGTTGCTGGCAAAAACCAATCAGTAAATCCACTGATCGAAAGGGCGGCGCACCATTGAGCGGCAGCATGATTCACGGAATCGGCAACCATGGCAGCCGTATTACTGAAGCCGTCCCAAGCACTGGCAGTGTTCACGGTCGCGGTGTTAGTCGCTTTCCACGCCAATGTGGTTTGCCCGCTAGTCTTGGGGGCAACAATCAAGGCATATTTCTGAGCGCCCACCAGCATCCGCCCAACATAGAAGCCCCCGCCATATGGCGTGCCGGGGACAATCGGGATTTGCTGACTGGCCCCTAAGAGCGCTTTACCCATCATCATGTCGAAGCCCCCACGCGCCCCACCCAAGTTGTGCCGGTGCCTGTGGTACTCAGCACGTACTCAATAATTTGATTGGCGCCCGGCGTCGGCGGAACCACGCCGCCATACGTTAGCCAGGTGATGCCACTGAACCAAGTGATAGTTTTCGGAGATGCGTTTTGGCGAATGCGGATAACTACAGTCAAACTCTCGCCGGACAACGATGGTAGGTTGGTAAGAGACAGAGTGGCGTTACCGACCAGGGTAAACTCAAAGACCGAACCGGTGGCGAAGTTCAATATTACTGTGCCTGCAGCTGAGCTGTTGGTAACCAGCTTGTCGATGTATTTGGGAATGCTGAGGGTGTCGCTCCACTCTGGTACCGTAGTGCCTTCACCCGGCGTCAGAGGCTTGCGAGCATTTCCGGTAAGTGCGGGAAGGGTAATCTCAACCCAGCCGCCCCAAGTACCGCTATAGCATGTTCGCGAAAAAATTTTGGTAGACCCTGAATCAGTCCTCATAAGCGTCTGAACTACGCGAGTGTTCTCTACAGTAAAGTTACGACCACTCACCAGAAGCACACCGTACAACACATTTGGAGGTCTAGTCCCAAGCGACCCCTCGGTCACCGAATACCAACCGTTGGTTAGAGTGACGTCATCAATATTTGCCAGGGCGACAAACGAGGCAGTACCAATCCCAGCCGCCACCACAGACACATTGTCCACGCTGCCAAGGCCAACATCCGCTTTGACCAGTGCCACAACTCCGGTTTTACCGTTAACGCTGGTGACGGGACCGCTTGCGATACTGTCTGCAGCCGCCTTGGCGCGGTTTGCTTCGCTCAATGCACTGGTAGCACTGGTAGCCGCCGCATTCTTTGAAGAGTTCGCCGCAGTGGCTGAGTTTGCGGCGGCTGTTGCGCTGTTGGCCGCATTGGTCGCACTGGTAGCCGCATTGGTCGCACTGGTAGCCGCTGCGGTCTCGCTACTTGCCGCATTGGTCTTCGACGTGTTCGCGGCGGTTGCCGAGTTCGTAGCATTGGTCGCGCTGGTCGCGGCGGCGGTTTTCGAAGAGTTCGCCGCCGTCGCGCTGGTCTGCGCATCCGTCGCGACCTGATTCACCTCAACCGAGAACTGTGGCAATTGCGAGCCGAAGAAGGTGTCCGTGTCGGTCTTGAATGTCGCGGACGTGCGATCAAGAACCGGTAGTGGAATAACTGCCATTAGATAAGGCCCTCGATATCAAGCGAGCAGAGCTGGTAGTTGGGATAAGTGATGTCGATATTGAAACTGGAGAAGAAGCCGTAGATCAGCAGCGGCTCGTACCCGGCCTCTTCCGTACCGATGTACACGCACGGGGTAGCCCTGAGTGACGCCAGAGTTCGGTAGATGCGATTAAATGTGCCGAGCGTGGTCATCATCGTGAAGCTGCCGCGCTTGCTATAAGCGCGCTTGGTAATGACCGTATTGCCGAAGGCGTCCCGCTCCTTGCGGCTGTAGTCGTCGATGCCAACCTTGGCCCCGTACTGCGTTTCACCCAGATCGCTGATCAGCCCGGGCTTGATCACCCCAACAGAGGCGGCACCGCTGGTGGTAATGACCGAAATTGACAGTTCTGCACTCGCGTATTGCCCGGGCAGATCCGTGATGACAATGTCGCTTCGCAAGTCCAGCTCAGTGAAAAACCAGTCAAAGATCGTCTCAATGTCGCCTGCCTCGAGATCGATCCTTTTCTGATAAACCACCACACCACCGGCACCGTCTTTCATCACCACGTCCACATACCGGCCAGCCAGCTCGAAGAGAGCCAGGCTGTCGGTAAATCCGGTCCGCAGGGTGTAATTCAGCGGGGAAGCGCCCTTTGCGAGCGTGCCCACTACGTTGTCGAACGGTGCCCACTTCTTCGTCGGCCCCACATCCAGCCAGACGGCCGGACTGGTCGTGTCGAGCTCTGGAGCGACCGTTCCCGCCCCCGCCACCAGCCTTTCAAACACCTTGTGCACACTGGCGCGAATCACTCTCGCACCGAGCGCATAGGTCGCTCCAGGCACCCAGGCCGGGTAGTCATTTTCCGCCACCGACGAACTCACCAGCATCGAATCCGTGATGGGGTGCGGCTTGATGATCTTCATGCAAGCTCCTTGGTAAGCATGGCGTTGCCGCCGTCAGTGACCCGGTCCACGATCCGCACGAGCTTGCCTCCGTTGAGCGCGGAGGCTTGAGTGTTGGCCTTGATGCTTTCCAACTCCGCCCGCAGTGCGCGCAGCTCGACCACAACGGTGGCATTGTTACTGTCACCGCCGCTCATCGATGCCGCCTGATTGGCGTTATAGATTCGGTTCGGCGCCGTTATCTGCAGTTGCGGCCCGGTTTCCCCGATAGCCCCACCGCGGGCAAACGCCGGCAACAACCCGGCGTTCATCTGATCGAGCAGCCCGGTGCCGAACATGCGCACCGCGTCAGCGCTCATCACGTACTCACCGTTGGAGAGTCGCGCAAAAATGCTGTCGCTGGTTCCGGTGCCGGGACCGCTAATCAATCCGCCAGTGGCGTACCCAGGCATGATCGTTTCCCCGTTCAGGCGGCCACCGGTGGCGATCGTCTGAGCAAGGTTTTCGTACGTGACGGTTCCGTTAGCCAAGGCCGCCGTCCAGGTGGCCAGGCCGTTACCATCGAGCCCGCGCCCCAGCACCGCCCGGTAAACCGATTCTAAAAGCGCGACGTTGTTATCCGTGGTGTTTTGCATGGCGGCGCCGGCAGCTTGCCCGGCAAGCGCCGCCACCACGGCCGCATTCATTTGCTGCATGGCCGCCGCCACTGATAGCACCGAGTTGTCGATGCCGTTGAGCGCATCCAGCTGCGCTTGGGCGAACGCCAGCTGACTATCAAACGCAGCCATCTGAGCGTCATAAGCCGCCTTGGCCAGCTCGATTTGTGTCTCAAGCCCTTTCAGCGACTTCTCGGCGGTGGTGAGCTGCTTGCCATTGATACCGTTTAGCTCAGCCACCACGTTGGCCGTGCGACCCTGGTCTCGGTTGAAATCCTCTAGCGAGCTGTACAGGTCGGTGGTGTTGGTACCGACCGTATCGAGCGCATCCTCCAGACCGGTGAGCCCCGACAACGAACCACCCGCCTTCGCCGTTGCCAATGCTGATTGCAACGTGGCCTGAGCCTGGGCACGCAGCATCTTCACGGCGTCATCCGAGTCGCCGCGCAGTGCCTTGAGTGCCGCGCTCAGATCGTTGCCCACTGCCGTCAGACCGCTGACATGTTCCGTCGCGGTGGTGACCATGTCATTGAGCGAGGTGATCCGAGCGTTGTAGGCCTCGGTCGTTGCCTTCTGCTCGGCCGCGATTGCACGCTGCACGGCGCCATTGGCGCCAGTAACGGCACCCTTCAGTGCATCAACGAAGGCTTGAGCCGCTTGGGCAGCCTCTTCCGCGGCAGATTCAGCGGCTTTAGTGGCGGCTTCAGCAGCAGCCTGAGCGGCAGCTTCCGCCGCTTGAGCGGCTTCGGCGGCCCGCTGCTCGAGGATCGAATACGCCTGCGCTGCATTGCCGGCCAGGCCGGTAAGCGTCATGAACATCGATTGACCGGAGGCGGTCGTCATGTCCAAGGCTTCGACCATGCCCCGGTACGCATCGCGCGTTCCGGGCAGCGCCACCCCCAGAGCAGAAAACTGTTTAGTGATCGCCGACAGGGCGTCGTCAGCCTTCTCTGACTCGCTGAAGAAGTTGTCGTAGTAAGTGTTGGTCGCAGACTGGAATGCCTCCATCCCGCCTGCGGCCGCAATCAACGAGTTCGCCAGTTCCATGCTGTGCGGACTGAGACCCAGGACCGCAATGTTCAGCGTGTCCAGCGTGTCGTTGAAGGTCTCGAAGCTGGCAATGCGTTGGGCCAGCTCCGCGAAGGAGTAGCCGAACCCGCCGGTACCGCCGTCGAGGAAGCCGACCATCTGATCCGATACGGAACTGAACCAATCGCTGACGAGTTTTTGAATTTCCTCGCCGGTCTTGCCTTTGGTCGACAGCTTGCTTTTGGCGATGTTCAGACCGACAAACGTACCTTCGTTTGCAGAAATGCCGATCCTTGACACCAAAGCGATAACGCCTTGCTCGGTGGCATCGTAGACAGCAGCCATGGACTCGGCAGTCTGCGCGTCCAGTGCGCTATACCGGGTGCGCTTCTTGCTGTTCGAGAACAGGCCACCCTTTTTCTTCTGGTCGATGAACTGCTCAGCCTCAAGCTGGCCGTTCTCTACGCCCAGAGTGATACCCGAATTCTTGGTCTGCCATGAGCCGCCGAACAGCTTTTCACCCACATACTTGGTGACGACCTGGTGCAGGGTCGAGCCGCTGAGGATCGCCGCCCACTTTTCCCCTACTAGCGGGCTTAGTGCATCGTCGACCATGGCGAAGCCTTTCGACATCACCGCACCCGGCGCCATCACGGCCTTGCCAAACGCCGTCTTGCCCCCGCTGTCCATGATCTCCCCGGCGTCAGCACGCACACCGGAGTCGTACAACTTGCCGGATTGGTACATACCCATGACGACCGCCAGCGGCCACATAGCGGCGGCGCTGCTCACGGCCGCACTGATCTGACCACCGAGTGAAGCCGCCGTAGCCGCCGCGCCCGCCTCCGCTGCCGCGTAAGTGGCGGCCGTGGTCGTAGCCACCCCGGTAGTGAACTGCGTGCCCATCGCCGCCGCGCCTTCCGTTACCGCGCCGGACAGCACGGCACTGGTGACACCTTGCGCTCCGATCATGGCGGCCGTTTGCACCGCCGCTGTCCCAGTGATAGTTGAGGCGAGACTGGTAAAGCCATTCGACAGCGTGCTGCTGATATTGGAGAGCATGTTGCCGTAATAACTGGCACCACCCGAGAGCGCGCCACTGATGCCGCCCGAGGCATAGCCTGAGGCCACCGACGAGCCGACACCGGTGATGGTGCTCCAGGCCGAATACAGATTTTTGCCGAGACCGGCCAGTCCGCCGAAACCGCCCGAACCGCCACCCGAACCCGATCCGCCGATACGGCCCAACAATTTGCCCCAGACCGACGACAAACCTTGGCCATTGTCACCCCCGGTCAACCAGTTGCTGATCGACGCCAGCAACGGCTTGGTGGTGAGCATGTGCGCGATTTCGCCCAGCGTCTGCTTGAAGCCTTTCTTCAGGTTGTCCCACAGGCTTTCCGCGCCACTGCCGATGTTGCCCCAAGCCGTGGCGAAGGCGTCGTCGATACGATCGATGGCGCCTTCGGTCATCTGCCCCCAGAGCGTAGACTTGCTGCGGTTGACCTCGTACTCATTGCCGAGCTTGACCAGGGCCGCTTGGTAATTGGCCGCATTTTCCGGGTACAACGCCATGGCGGCATTGAGCGCTTGCTGGTCCTCGGCGTAGTCCTTGAGTAGTTTGGCTTCTGGATACAGCCGCTCCATGATGCCGCCCGCATTGGCCGCTTGCTGTGCCACCTTCACCGCAGCTTGCTGAGCGTTGGTCGCCGCCAGCAGTTGCTCGTATTCCTTGCTGCCCACCTCGAGGCTTTTGCCCGCCAAGGCAATGGTCATCGACTTCTGCACGTTGTAGGCCGCCAGCGCATCAGCGCCTACCAGCGTGGCCTTGGCCTGAGCCAGCAGATCGTCCGTTTCCTTGCCGAGGTCATACACGGATTTGCTGATATTCAGCTTGTCCTGGGCATCCCGCTCTGCGATGAGTTTGGCAATCACTTCGGCGCGAGCACCGGCGCCCGTTTTCAGCAGCGTCTCTTCGACCTTCTGCTGAAGAGTGAACTCGCGGGATTTATCTGTGCCGGCCAGGTACGCAGCAGCCAAACCGGCCGCCGAGGCGATGGCAATATCGGCCTGGGCTTTGAGGTCGGTGAGCGCCTTGGTTTGGTTTTTCACCTCGGTCGCAGCTTCTTTTGCCGCACTGCTGCCGTCCTTGGTCGACTGCGTTGCTGCATCATCAGCGGTCTTTTGCACATCTTTCGCCGCAGCGAGCGAGCGAATGGCAACGATTTGACCTTCGGTGAGGTCTTTGTTTTCGGCGATGAAGCGGTTGGCCTGCTCCATCGCCGTTTTGTCTTGAGCGGTCTGAAGTTGCTTGGTCAGTTCGCCAATGTACTTTTCCCCGGCCTCGGAGGCGTCCGCTTTAGCAGCGCTGTTCGCATTTTGAGCGACCGTGTTTTTATCGGTCTCCGCAGTCAGGGCAGCGAGGGTTTGCTGCTGCTTCTGCAGCGCCGCGCTCAGATCGGTCACCGGTGACTGGCTTGACTCCAACGTCCGGGCCATGTCCTCGGTTACGCCTGGCATCAGACGCAACTGGTCGGCGACCGCCTTCCAATCCACGGTCATGCCAGCGGCCTGGTCTTTCGAGGCCTGGCGGACCAAGTCCAGCGCAGCCTGGGTATCCGCCGGGAGGCTGGCCAGTCCGGCCATCAAGCCGTCGGCACCGGCAGCACCCATGTTGCGTAAATCATTTTCAAACTTGTCAGCCATCGCGCCGGACATTTGGCCGAGCTTGGTCTGGGTGTCCGCAATATTGGCTTGAAGTTCACGCAGAGCAACGGCCTGCGTTGCTCGATTGAGCTTGTCGAAACGCTCGGTCAGCTTATCCAGCGGGTCCGCCAGGTCACCCAGCTTTTTCTCCAGCAGGCTGGTGTTGTCGCGCATGGTGAGAAACGCGATGCCCGCACCGATCGCGAGTGCGGCGATGCCGGCAGGCCCACCGAGAATGCCGAGCAGGCCAGTGGATGCACTTTTCAGCCCGGCCTGCGCGGCGGTCAACTGCGCGGTGGCGTTGCGCTCAGCCATACGCGCTTCAGCCAACTGGATGGACATTTGCGTCTGCACAGCAGTACCGCGGGCGGCGACCGCTTCCCGCTCCGCGCGCACCACGGCCGACTGGGCCGCGATCTGATTCGCTGCGGCAGCCTCGACAGCACTGGCAGCCTGAGCAATGTTTGCACTGCGAGCTTGATTCGAGGCCAGCGCCGACGCACCGAGGCTTTGCACATAGCCGATAAACGAGGCCGCGACCTTGGTCCCCATCACTCCAGCGAGAATGTTCAGGTGATCAGCCAGGAAGCTAACCCCTGCACCAAGCACCTCCATCGCGCCGTTGTTGGACAGGCTTGTCAATTGTTCGGTGACGCTTTGAATACCCGGCAGCATGCCAAGCACCATCTGACGAGAAGCCCCCTCGAACGATCCTTCCAGCGCCTTGATCGATTGATTTACCTCGACCAATTGATCAATTTCAAACGACTTGAGGATCTGCCCGGCTTTCTCAGCCCGGTCACCGAAGGTTTTGAAACCCTCGCCATTGTTCTTGAGCAATGGAATCAGAGCGGTGGCCTCATCGGCCATCGACTCCATGTAGGTGGTCATCTGCGCCTGGTTGAGCCCGGCCTTTTCCAGCGAGTTGTAATACAGCTGCAGGGCATCCGGGCCCGACAGGGTGGCGAACATCTGCGCCGTGACACCGACCTTCGGCGCGATCTCTTTAAAGAAGTCGGCCATCTCGCCGCCACCGCGCTGGATGAACTCCCCGACGCGATCGGACGTATCTTTCAGGATGTCGCCGAGTTTGTCCTGCTCGATCCCGACAGTCTTGGCTCCCGCCGCCAGACGCTGGAAATCGGTGACGGATGAGTTCGACACAGACGAAAGGTTTTTCACCTCTTGGGCATAGCTGGTGGTTTTGGCGGTGATCGCCACCAGCCCCGCGACAGCAGCAGCCGACGCAAGGCCAATACCAGTAAATGCCGCGCTGACTGCAGCTTGAAGCGTGCCGGCATTGGCGCCGGTGCGGTCAAACGCACTGTCGATACGGCCAAGGCTGGTATCCATCTTCCCGGCCGATTGCGCCACGGCTGCGTCACCACGCGCAATCCCCTGGCGAAGCTGCGCCGTGGTCGCCTCAATGCGGATCAACATGCCTTGTACGTCGGCGTCAGCCATTGCTTTTCTCCAGGCGAAAAAAAACCGCACAAGGCGGTTCGGGTAAATCGGTGTTTAATCTTTCTTCCTGCTCATCGCCGCCACCCGGAAGCCCAGACGAGCCTCTTTGGCCACGGTCTCCTTGGACACCGTGACCTCGCCGCCACCGCCGAAGGGGTTGGTGTCGATCAGGAACTGGCGCTTGGCATCCCACGCCATTACGATCTCAATGACCGGCGCATTCCAGGCTTCACTCGGCGACCAGCCCAGCCAGCCGGTGGCGATGTTGAACAGCTCATCGACAACGCTGAGGTCAGGATCCCGCTTTACTCGTTTCCCGCTTCAGTCTGCGCTTCCAATTCGGCTTCACTTTTGCCAGCCGGGTTCAGGAAGCCGTTCAGGTATGGCAGCACCTGGACACCGACATCGTTCAAACCAGCTTCAAAGACAGCTTCCTCGATGGGGTCGAGCGCGCCCTTCTTGGCCAGATTCACACCGGTGCCCACCGCGATAATGAAAGCGATGGTCGAGAGATTGGCAGCACCAAGCGATTGCATGGCTGGCAAAATCCCGCCAAAGCGGCCTTCAATGGCCTTCATCGCTTTCAGTGTGGGTTTCAGGGTGAAGGTGTCATCGCCGACGGTGACTTCAACGGTGCCATGGTTGGTCTTGGACATGGGTAGCTCGCTTTATCGAATGAGGGTTGTGCCGACGCCGCGCAATGGCGGCATCGGTTGCAGCGGGTCGGAAATTACGGCGCCGCAGGTACTTCGTAGATTTCGGAGTTGATGCCCAGAGACACAGTGCGCTTGAGCACGCCCTCAACGCTGATACCGGTCTTTTTGTTACTCATGACCTTGGCCGCCATGTAGTCGAAAGAACCATCGACGTAGGCGACCTTGATCGGATAATCAAAGCGGGAGCGATCCTGAAATGCCGCCACCAGCGCCAACTGACCGGCATCGCCGGCATCGAAGCCAATCGACAGTTCAACCGTGCCAGCATCCGCCAAGCCTTTGAGATGTCGGGCACGGCTGCTGGCCAGCGCGGCGAAGGTCACATCATTGATGGTGTCGCCATAATCGCCGATGCTTTCGACCTCGCCGATCTCGACGTATACCAACCCCTTCAGCAGAGTGGTGGCGGCAACAGCGGTGGCGGGTAACGCAGCGGAAAGGCGTGGGCCGATAGAGATCCGCGTACCAGCGCCGGTATTGATAGTCATGGGTAGTCCTCCTGAGGACAGGTGATAAAGCCGCGTGGCGGCGTTGGTTCAGCGGTTTAGTGTTCAGTGATGATTCGAAGCGTGACGCTGCCCTGGTAGGTAACGCCGTCTGGTTCCCGGTTGGTTTGTTTGCGGTCAACGCGAATCGAGACAACGCGACCGGTAGTGAGCGCAAGCGGTCTTTCGTGAGTCGCGGCATCGATCTCGGCCATGAGGCGCTTCACTTCCTCCTGGCCTTTGAAGTCAGACCAGACCGACAGATAGAACAGCCGGATATCGCGGCGGCTGGCCAACGGGTCATCGTTGCTGGATATCTCGTAGTCCAAGGAGACATAGGGAAACGGCGCATCCATAGGCACACTGTCGTAGATCGGACACGACACCTCAGCTACAAGCCGGCCGAAAAGCGCCACCTGCAAGGCAAATGATGGATCAGCCATTGCCCAACTCCTCCGCGGCGCGCTGCAGGGTGTTACTGACCGCGTGCCTGATGCTGGCCAAGATGAACTCCTTGTTCACGTCATAGGCCGGACGGAGCCAGGGGTGAGCTGGACGAGCCGGAATGTCCGGGTACTTGCCGAAGAAGTGCGCACCATCGCTCTTGTTCTTCGTGTCGCGAGCCCGAAGCGCGTTGCGGCGGCCACCCATCTTCGACTTGTCTCGGTTGTTGGTGTGCTCACCCCCAACCGCATCGGCATCATTGCGGCGGTACAACGTGCCGCTATAGCCCTTGGTGCCGTACTCGAGGAACCGCAAGTAGAAGAACCGGCGGTTGTCCTTTTTTCCTCGCAAGCCGATTTGAGCATCAAGCCCCGATTTGCTGACAAAGGCTTCCAGCGCTTCCGCTGCTTGACCCGAATCACGCGGCACCAGTTGCTTCATGGTGTCGAGCAGCTTGTCGGCAGCTTCCTGCATCGCCGGCCTGAGCTCGTTGTCCAGTAGCGTGTGGATGTTGCGCAGCGTCTTCCTGAGCTTGAAGTCGCCCGCCATCCGCGATCTGCGAGCTGCCATGGCTTACTCCTTGGGGGCAGGCTTACCCTTCACCGGTTTGGCCGTAGGCTCTGCTGCTGGCTCGGGCTCATCGGTCACCACTTCCACCAGGCGCCGTGTGATCAGCTCCTCACCCAACCCCGGATCAACAACGAATTCATCGCCCGCAGTGTGGCGACCCATCGGGCCAGAGAGGCTGGCCAGGGCACGTACTTTCATCTTGAAACCTCGTTATGGATGGACGACGTTCGAGCAGAGCAACCGAAGCATCGTTAGATCGTTATCCGGCAATGCTGCCTCGATCAGATAGGTTTTGGTTTTGTGCACAAGGCGCATACCGGCAACCACATTCGCACGATGTCGGATGCGGATCTCGGCCGAAACAACCCTCTGCAGTTGATCGGCAACAGTTGCGATACGGCCAGTCGGGATGGCGATTTCGGCCCAGAGCTTGCCGAGCTCGACCCACGATTCAGTTAATCCGCCACCCGGGCGGTTAACCTTTTGCGACTCGAGGAGTGCGCATCGGTGCTTCAGACGACCGGCGCGCATTACACACCCCAGCCAATGCGATATGGCGTTAACAAGGATCGTGACCCCATGGGCAGCTCGGTAGAAATCGTACCCACGACGACATCTTCCCGGTTCGCGTAGAGACTGCCGGCGATCAGCAGACACGCCGCGCGGATGGACGGGTTGATGACAATTGGCTTGCTGCCAGCAAAACCATCCGACACGGCTGCAGCCAACGACAATTCATCCGCATAAAAGCGTCGGTTCAGAAACTGCGTCGCGCTGTCTTCAGCCGCGGTCAAGAGCAACTCAACATGCGCACGGTCATCGTCTTCTGCCCGCAAATGCTGCATTGCCTCCTCAGTAGGAATCGCGTTCATATCAGGCCTTAGGGTCGGTATCAGTCGCCAATCCCTTTGCGATCAACAAAAGCGCTTCGTGTTTAGGTGAGGCATACCCCGCACCGCCAGCTTGACGGATTTCCTTTCCGTCCAGGTAACTGCGGACTGGATAGATCACCAACTGATTGCAAGAGGTAACAGCGTCAGCGTCAGCGTCAGCGTCAGCGTCAGCGTCAGCGTCAGCGTCAGCGTCAGCGTCAGCGTCAAATGCTTGTGGGCTGTGCGGCGGCGAATCAACGACCGCTGAAACAACCGTAGAAGTCTGAGCGTCCACGGGAGCAGAATTGAAGAGTGTTCCCTCAACTGTATCAACCGCACCAACGGGGTCGGTATCTGCGGGTCTTGCGTGGGGTCCGCGGGCCATTCTCGTGCCTCCAAAAGAGTTAGAGCCGCCTTTGTACGGCTCTCCTTGATTGGTCAAATTTTAAGGCGCGGCGATCAAGGGCCCGGTCACGAATGCTTCAGGTCGATACACCGCAAACGCCAGTCGCTCCTCAGCACGGATGGTGACCATGTTGTTTTCGAAGTCTTTGTCGTTCTCTGTCGACACCAACACTTCGATGCCCATGCGATCAAAGATCTGTGCCGCCAGGCTAAAAGCCCCCGTCAGGAACTGGTTCTGGACAATGGCCTGCGTTTCAACAACAGGCAGATTCCACAGCCGCGGCGAAGTGCCTTCCTGCGGCTTGCCGATGATGTAGCGGTTCTCGCCATCCTTAAGCAGTTCGATTGCGGCCCAGTCAATTGGGTTGAGCACGATGCCGGTGGACGGGAATTCAGCCAGCGTGGCCTGGAGCAGTGCCAAGCGAATGCGATCAATGCGTTGCTCAGCTGCAACAGCGATGCCGGCCGGCGCCAGGTAGGCTTGAGCCTGCGGAATAATGCCGTGCAAATTGTTCCCGGTACCGTTGCCGTAAAGCAGCTGCGCCTCTTCAGCCAGCAGCAAACCGTAGCGAGCCCGGGCGTCGATGTAGCTTTGCAAAGCGGCAGCGTCATCGAGGATCTGGCGACTACCTTTGAACAGGTGCGCAATCGTACGAACGTTCGCGTTTTCCAAGCCGAAGGTCAGTTCGCTGTAAGGCTTGGCCAACCCCTCGCCGACGATCGCGGCATTATTGGTGAAGCCGGTCTCGCGCACGTACTCGACCGCGTTGGAACCCGTGGTACCAGGGGCGACCAGATCACGGATCGTCAGTCGACGCTGAGGCGCAAGAATGACGCCGACGCGCTCCGCCGGTACCAATGCGCCACCCGATGCAGGCGCCGAGGTAAGCGCAGCCCGCGGGACCTCGACCCGGCGAGAGCCACGGAACGAGCTGCCCACACCCTCCTCCTGCATCTTGGCCGCCACCAACTGGCCGGCAGAATGCTGAACTTCAGGATCATGCTGCTTCCCAGCATTGACCAGTTTCTGCTCGGCTTCCTGCATGCGGGCTTGCAGTTCACCTTGCTTCAGCAGAAGTTCGTCCACCTTGCCGCGGGTTTCCGCCTGCATCTCACCGGAGGCTTTGATTTCCTTTTCGGTGCGCTCGGCGTAGGTCTTGATCTGATCAGCGACGGCTTTCAGGTCGGCCTGGGTTTGTTTCTGCGATGCTTCGATTTGGGAAAGATCTGGCATTTTGTGTTCCTTCAGAAATGAAAAAACCGCCACGCGGGCGGTTAGTAATCGGTCTGCTGAGACAGTCGTTTAGCGGACGGGGATGAGGCCCCGTAGCGCCGACGCCTGGGTTGCGGTTTCTTCAAACGCGGATATATCAAGGGCAGCGCGAAGCGTACCCGGCACGACAGCGCGAGGCTTGTCGCCACCGGCAGCGCTAGGCGTACCGGTCTTGATTTCGGAAAGCAGTTTGCGTCTTTCGGTGCGGGGCATTCCGGACTTGGCGAGGGCGGCGTCCAAACGGCGCGCGGCGTGCGCCTGACTCTGCTCTTGGTCGGTGGCTTCCTTCACTTCATCGGCGGAAATGAGGCCGGTGGCGAAGCCCTTCTCCATGGCAGTAGCCCCGCCCATGTAGGTCTCCGCATCCAGCATCGATTCGACGGTCTTCTCATCTTGACCACTGGTGTCGGCATACAGGCCGATCATGGCACGGTCGAACTCCTCCATGGTATCGGCCAGCTCACGGATCGCATGTCGATTCCCGGCAAAGTAGGTCCAGCAATTGTGGATCATCAAAAAGGCGGTTTTGGCCACCTCGCGCGTTTCACCGGCCATGGCGATGACGGATGCCGCTGAGGCTGCCAGGCCTAACACCTTGGTCGTAACCTGCTGGGAATGCTCGCGCAGCCGGTTATAAATGGCGATGCCTTCAAACATGTCGCCGCCTGGCGAGTTGATGTACACGGTGACGGGCTTGTCGCCGATGGCTCGCAACGCGGCATCCACACGCTTCACTGTGACGCCCTCTCCCCACCAATCCTCGCCAATGATCCCGTACATGGTGATGGTGTCGGTCCCGGTTTCCGTGGCAGCACGGATATCCGGATTCCACATTTCGAGCGCACGGGGGCTCAGCTCGAAGCGAAAGCCGCTGGCTTTGATATTCAGCGCCATGGTTACTCCTGGTCCTGGCCAAGCCAGTTTTTCAAAGCAGCCTGTGCGGCTTGCCCGTCGGTTGTTTTCCCCAACTGATCAATCGGGGTGAGGTTGGTCTGTACGGTGAGCACCGCGGCGTTCCCGCCCATGCGGGGCAGGTTCTCTTTAACCCGGCAGTCATCCCGGGTGTAGATGCCGTTCTGCACCATCGTGCTATAAAGCGCAGCCCGGGCGGCGCTGTCGGCTTTGAGAAAGGCTTCAAGGGCGAACTCGGCGTAATAGGTTCGGCGTTCAACCGCCGTCAGCAAGCGCTTGTTCACGCACTGCTGTATCTGGTTGGTGATCGAACTGATGCTGAACGTGAGGAACGCGATCATCTGTTGTTCAAGGCCCGTTCCCCAATTGCTGCCGGCGTCTGTCTTGCCGACCATCCAAGGGGGCACGCCGAACCAGCGACAGACCTCTTCAATGCTGTACGCTCTGGATTCCAACAACTGAGCATCGACCGGATTGATGCCGATCGACTCTGGCGTGATGCCCTGCTCGAGCACCGGCGAGCGACCGGCATTCAGCGCGCCCGACACCTGTTTCACGTAGTCACGGAATTCTTCGCGCTGCTCGGGCTTCAGGACCCGGTCGACCTTGAAGGCCACGGCAGGCAGCAAACCATTCTTAAAGGTGCCATTGGCAGCGTCGTCCGCCGACATCGCAGCGCCGAATACGTCCGCGCCGTATCGTATGGCCGAGAGCCCGACGCGGCCGTCCAGGCTGAACGCTGGGATATGCAGCATGTTTTCGCGTTCGATTTTCCGCCGCGCGCCCTTTTTCGGTCGGAACCAGTACTCAACACGGCCATCACTGTCGAGCTCAAGATCCACGCGCGACGGCAGCAGAAAATCCAGGGCGACGGTCCGACCGCCGATCCGCAGGATCTCGGCGAAGGCATTGCCACGCAGCAACATGGCGGCGACCATTGCCTGCCAGAACTGAAAGGCGGTCATGTCTTCGTTCGGGCTGGTGTGGATGACGTCGTAAATCGGAAAGTCGCGAGCATCGCTCCTACCGCCATCCACCTCGCGGCGATAGACCCCGAGTGGAAGTCCAGCCACCGAGGTGGAGATGATCCGCACGCACGACCAGACCGCCGACAGTTGCATGGCGTTGTCGACGGTGACCGTTTTCCCGGAGCTCGACTGCCCTCCAGGGAACTGGCCCCAAAAACCGCCGTCGCTCAACTTGATCGACTTTCCGAACCACTCCCCCAAAGAAGCGCTGGGCTTGCGGGCGGCGCGACCGATTACGAACGATAAGGATTTAGTCACTTGTCAGCCCCTTGCGCACAAAGCCCGCGATAAGAAACAGAGCGCCGGCACCGGCCAGCAATGACCAGCCAAGGCCTGCCAGAATGTAAACGCCCGCGACGGCCAGGCCGAACCCGCACAGTGCGGTGAATATGAAGAGGTGTAATGGGTTCATACGATGATCGGATTCCGAATGGCTGCCATGAAGTCATCGTTTCCCCGGCCTTCGGGGTTCAGAGAAATCAAGGTCACCGCGTTGAATAGGGCCATCAAGGGATCGATCTTGGCCGAGCCACTGGCTTGCTTGGTGATCAGGATGGAGTTCGCGCGCGGCTCGACCTTCGCGTTGCTGACACACCAGGCCATCATGGGTTGGCCGCCGTGTTTCATCCCGCCTTCGGCCAATTTGCGCTCTGCCGTCTTGATCGCCCCGCCGAGCTTCCAGCCCTGGCTGATGGCGACAATCTTTTCCGGAGGGATTTCGCGCTCGATCATCGCGTCGTAAATCGCGCCAATCCCGACCGGGTCAACGCCGACCTTGTCCAGCAGGCCCGACTCTTCCACCTGTTCAACCAGGTCGGCCACCTCAAGCACGTCATCGCCGATTCGCTTTGACAGGGTCAGGTCGCCGTCTTTCTCAAAGTCGTGAAAACGAGGGGCTTCTGCCTTTCTTCGCTCGAGCACGGAGGGATGCGCCCAGGCGTGAGTCCAAACCAACCAGTCCCGGGTTCGTTTGTCCCGGCCCACCGCGGCGAAACCCAGCAAGTCGTCCAGGCCACCGCCATCGATCCCGATGTCGATCACGTCGCATCGGGCAATCACATCATCAAGGGTGAGCTTCTTTTCTGCTGCGCCGACCCAATAGTCAGCGCCTGCCCACCGATCGGAGCGCAATGCGAGGCCGATCTCGACGTTAAGGTGCTTGGACATGAAGCCCAGCACCTCAGCCTCACCGGCCTCCTCCGCTTTTTTCATCTCCCGGGTGAGGAACTTCTCGCTGACCGAATACCCCATGTTCGGGTTGGTGATGTAGAAGTTCTCGGGCTTGCGATGATCATCTGCCTCAAGGATCTTTTTCGGAAACTCGTAGATCACCGGCAGGAAGTTCGGATCGACAATCGTGCCGTCACGCACTCCTCGGGCGTACTGGAGCTTTTCGCGAAACACGCCCGCCGGGGGCTGGTCAGACTGCGTCGTGAGATAGATCACGAACCCTTCGGGCCGAGAGGCCAATCCGCCGGTGGCTTCGCGGAGCATGTTCGCCGCATGTGGGTTCTTGCCAAAGAGGTGAAGCTCGTCAACCAGGACGACAGCGGCTTTTTTCCCGCCGACAGTGTTTTGATCGGCGGCTACCACCTTCAATGTCGCCCCGGACTCACGATGGGTGATCGTCCGAACGTGATCCTGCACATGCAGCAGAGCCGAAAGCTCTTCGTCGTGTTTGACCATGTCGCGCGCAGGCGCGTAGGCGTTGTTCGCCACCTCGATCGTCGGCGCCAGGATGATGAACTCGGCTGACTGGCGCCAGTTGCGGATCAGCACCGTGAGCATAATCGCGGCAGCGATGGTGCTCTTTGCGTTCTTTTTACTGATGAGGAGAAAGAACTCCTGAATCAGCCGCTCGCCAGTATTGGAGTTGTAGGCGCCGAAAATGGCGCCGGCCAGGTCACTGATCCACGGTGCACAGGAGTCGCCAATCAACGGGCTACCCGGTGCGTCGACAATCCGCAGGTCATTGAGGACCTGCATGCACGCGGCCGCCTCATCCGGAAACAGCGGCGGAAACGGAACCAGCGATTGTCGATTGATGATTCGCGACTCCCAGTCTGGGCACGCTGTGTCCCAGGTGGGTTCGTTCACTTATTTCACCGATCGCAAATGAATTGGGGGTGGAGGTGCAGCGCCGAACTTGCCTTTGGCAGCCTTCTTCGCGGCATCTTCCTTTTCTTCTTTTTTGCCGCCTTCACCTTTACGCGGATGAATGAACGGCATGAGTGCTTTCGCTGCGTCGACCCGAAGCTTCGCGTCCGCGTCGTAGTCGTTCATGGTCGCGATCAAGAATGCTTTCGGATCGGTAAA